CATCAATAAACTCAGCCCTTGATGAGAGTGATGACAATATTATTTCAACAACTGAGAGTGTATTTCAAGCATCATCAGATAATAGAATTTTTTATAAAGCATATAGAAATGAAAAAAATGAAAGATGTAGATTTTTTAATAATATGCTTTTAGTAAAAGGAAATTATAGTACTATTAAAGATATCACAGATGTTACATCAAGCCTATCTAGCAAAAATTATATAACAAAAACTGGACTTAATATTAATTTATCACAAAACTCACTATCCGATAAGATTAAGATTGCATTTTCTCTTGTAAATAAAGATGCAAGCAGTTATACAAAGCCAGATAGTTTAAAAATTATTTTAGAGTTTATTAACAATAATAATAAATACGCAAGATGTTTAATTGATTTGGTTGATGGAGCATCAGGAATTGATTTTGATAATAACAGATATTTTGTAGTTGAAAAAACATTAGAGGAGATTGTCCAAGAATCAGGTTTTTCCTGGGATTCGATTAACTCTATTAAAATATATTCATGTATTGTAGATTCAGCAGCAGTAGTAGATACACACTATATTGCATTTGATGCAATTAGGTTTGACAATATAAGCACTATCAATCCACTATATGGATTAGTTGGATATACAGTTGTTAAAAATACTGATGCAACGCCAATTGAAAAGTCTCCAAATACAAATAATTATGTTGAATTTAGAATGTCTTTAGATATTGGTAATGTTGTGTAATGCTAGTTACTTATAATGGATCTTCTCCTACAACAGGATCAGTTCCAGTTGACTCAACTAATTATAGTGTAGGTAATGTAATTACAATTCTTGGCAATACTGGAGCACTTACTAAAACTGGATATAACTTTGTTGGCTGGACAATTAATTCTCGTGGTGCTGGAACTATTTATGGTCCTGGTTTAACTACGACATATACAGCAGGATCATCAAACATAACTTTATATGCTAAATGGGCTTCTAAAGATAAAAATATTAAAAAATCTTTAGTATTAAAAAAAGATTTACCTCCAGTTAATGATTTTAATCAACATGTTGTAAAGTATAGAATTGTTTCTGATGACTTTAACAGAGTTTCTGCATGGTCTCCAATTTATTATGTGGAAGCAGAACCAGTTGAACTCATTACCGCAACTATAAGTAAGATAGGTGTTACTAATGCACCAGCAGGAATAGTTTCCATTACATGGACAGACCCTAAATTAAGACCTAAATATGATATTTTTATTAAAGTTGATTCAGCCAGTTCTTATTCTTATCATGGAACTGCAAGTGGAAGTACTTACACATTTCCAAATACAGCCACATCAACAATAAGAGTTGTAATTCAGCCAGAGGGAATCAATAAAAAAAGGGTATCTGGATTAACCCTATATGAGTCTGGAATAGTTTCAATACCTTAAGTTAAATGATATAATGGAGGAATAATGGCAAAACTAACAGTACCACAAAGAGGTCAACCCTTAGATGTTTCTTATATTTATAGTTTAGTAGAAACAGTGAATCAGTTGACTGATCAGATTGGCACATCACAACAAAATGTAACTCAAATTATATCAAGTGATGGGAAAAGCAATACTGTTGGAACAGGAAGATCAAGCATTGTAGGAATTACAACAAATGTTGCAACATCAAAAAATGTTACTGCTGGAACACAAGAGCCATTTGCAATTAACTATAATTTTAAATATCCACCAATTGTAGTAGCAACTCCTTGGAATACAGGAGATACAGATGCTGGAAAAAATGTTTCAGTTGTTATTACTAAAGTTTCAAACACTAGTGCTTCATTTCTTGTAAGATATGATACTAGTGGTGTTGCTACGGTTGATATCAATGTTTTGGCTATTGGAATACCAATTTAGTGAAATGTTTAAGATGTGGTGGTATTGTTTTTGTTGATAGGCAGTATAGTACAAAAGAGCATATTGAGGTATATTGTGTAATTTGTGGTAAAAGAAAATTTTATCATCCACCAGACAGCAGCAAAGAGGGATCATGGATTCTACAACAGGAAATATTGAGGGCCAAAACTACAATCAGTCCGCTATAGTTTCGGGAAATAAAACTATTTGGTTTTTAAATAATGATTTAGTTAAGGTCCATCACAAAAACAGATCAGATGGTATTGTTGCGCTTTATAATATAAATAAAGATAGAATTGAAACTTGTTTTATTGCGGAATTTAAAAAGAAAAGAGAAAAGGCATATACTATTGGTGAAACTGCTATACTTATCAATAGGCATAAAAAGTATATCCCTACTCTTATTAAACGTGGAACAATTCCACCACCAATAGGATCTAGTATAGGTGGAAAGCGTGGCTGGCAAATAAGATGTTATTATTCAGAAAGCCACATAAGGGAAATAAGGGACATCTTGGCATCAATTCATATTGGTCAACCAAGAAAAGATGGTCTTGTAACTAATAATATGACTCCTACTAAACAAGAGTTGACTAGGAGAATGGGCGATGGTATACTTACATATACGAGAACTGAAGATGGACGTTTCATTCCTATCTGGTCTGAATCTATCTAACTACTGAATGGATGTAAAATGGAAAACGATAACACTAAAGTTTCTGTAACTTTGGGCTATACACTTAATCTTGGAAACTTCCAATCATTAAGACTTGATCTTGGAGTTGTTGACTCTAAGAAAGATGGCGAGACAACTAACGAGGCTATGGAACGTGTTTATAAATTTGTTGAAGATAAGTTAACTGACAAAATTAACGAAGCCAAAGCAGAAATCTCTGAGTAATGCCAGAGCGCAAAGACCGAATGGCTTTGCTTTCAAGGTATAGTAAATACCACAAAGAAAGATATGATGTAAAGCCATCAATGAACTTGAATGTTGAACAATGGGCAGCAGATGCTCTCATTCAGTCATATGGAATCGAAGGTTGTTACGATATCTTAGAATATTATTTTAAGGTTACTGAGAATCCATCTTGGAATACTTTTGCATACCAGGCAGAAAAAATTATCAAGGCTAAAAAAGATAAAGACGAAGATGATAGAGAACGTGCAGAGAGAAGATTGATGGCAAAGGAGTGGCTGAATGGCTAGCATTGAAGCAAAGGTATTAAATGCAGTCTTAAAAGATAAACAGATTCACGTTTTGCTACAAGCAAATATTGATGGACTTTTACGAACACATTTAGATGTATGGACATTCATTAGAAAGTATTTTGAAGCAAACAGTTCCGTTCCTCCAGTATCTTTGGTAATTGAAAAGTTTAGAGATTTTGAGGTAATTGAAGATGTTGGGGCAACAAAGCATCACCTTTCAGAACTACAAGGAGATTATCTAAACGATAGTCTTAAAACAATATTACGATCTGCAGCAGGAGAAGTACAAAGTGGCAATTCAGTAGTTGCTTTAGACTCTTTAATTACTCAAACCTCAGAACTTAAAAAGAATACATCATCTGTTAGAGATATTGATGCTACTGATTTTGAGTCCGCTGCTGCATACTTTGATCACTTACGTAAAATGGAAGAGGCTGGGGTTACAGGTATTAAAACTGGTTTGCCAGGATTTGATAACTACCTTCCAAGTGGTATCGCCCCAGGCCAACTGGGAGTGTTTTTAGCCTATCCAGGCATTGGTAAGTCATGGCTTGCTCTTTATTTTGCGGTACAGGCATGGAAGCAAGGCAAAACCCCATTAGTAATCAGCCTTGAAATGTCTGAGACTGAAGTTAGAAACCGTGTATTTACAATTATGGGTGAAGGCCTTTGGTCTCACAGAAAGATTAGTCAAGGTCATGTTGAGCCTGAGATGTTTAAAACTTGGCACAAAGATAAAATTGCTGGGAAGAATCCATTCCATATTATTTCAAATGATCAAGGTGGAGAAATTAGTCCATCAGTTCTACGTGGAAAGATAGATCAATACCGTCCAGACTTTGTTATTGTTGACTACTTACAGTTAATGAGTCCAAACCAAAAGTCAGATAATGAAACAGTAAGAATGAAAAACCTTTCTCGTGAACTAAAATTGATGGCTATTGGAGAAGAGGTTCCTATTATTGCAATCTCTTCTGCAACTCCAGATGATGTGAATGACCTTAGTAGCGTTCCAACTCTTGGACAAACTGCCTGGTCAAGACAGATTGCCTATGATGCAGACTGGGTAATTGCACTTGGTAGAGCAACTAATAGCGATATTATTGAGTGTGCGTTTAGAAAGAATAGAAATGGTTTTATGGGTGAGTTCCTAGTTCAGGTTGACTTTGACAAGGGATACTATCGCTACAAGGATTATGAAGATAAGCAGTTATAATAAGATGTGTCAATTCATCATAAGCCTATAAAGTGTTTTAAGTTAGATGGCAACATCAAGGATGAATCAGACATTTTTAGATTAAAAGAAGAGTATATTAGGCTATTGTTAGTACAAATGAAAGAGTCTGCATATGTCCCAAGAATTGACATAGAGCCAGACTTTACGATATACTATAACAGTATTAAAGACTGGTTTGAGTTTAAATTGACGGTATATGGAATCTACGTAGGGAAAAAGAATATAGAATGGATGATCGCAGCAGACGGGTACAGGCCGATATATACACAGAAGATCAAGTCAAAAGAGTTCTCATCGGTTCCGGAGTCACAATACAATCAGAAGTAGATTCTGACTATATTATTTTTTGTCCATATCATAATAACAATAGAACCCCTGCTGGAGAAGTATCAAAAGAAAGTGGATTATTCTTTTGTTTTGGGTGTCAACAGACTGCTACTTTGCAAGAAATAGTAATGAAGATGAGCAACAGGTCATATTTTGAAAGTTTGAGGTATATCAAAAGTAAAGAGCAAGAATCTGATATTACTCAAATAGTAGCAAAACAACTATATAACCCACCAACATTTGTACAGTATGACGAAGTTATTATTAAGAGACTGAATTCACAAGCACTTGAATCTCCAAGAGCAATGAGATACTTTGATGGAAGACTTGTAACTAAGTCATCAGTTAGTAAGTTTAACTTAGGATATTCTGAGAAGCAAGATATGGTTACAATCCCAGTTCACTCTCCAGAAGGAATGGTAATTGGTTTTGTTGGTAGAAGTCTTGAAGGAAAAGATTTCAAGAATACTCCAGGATTACCAAAAAGTAAAACATTATTTAATTTGCATAGAGTAAAAGCAAATGATAAAGTATATGTTGTTGAGTCATCATTTGATGCAATAAGATTAGATCAAGTTGGAATGCCAGCAGTGGCTACTCTTGGAGCAACTATTTCAAAAAATCAAGTAGAGTTATTAGAAAAATACTTTAATGAGATTTATTTGATAGCAGATAATGATGAAGCAGGAAAGTCAATGTCTAAGAAAATGATTGATAAGTTAAAATCAAGGGTATCAATAATACAACTAGACACCAAGTATAAAGATATCGGTGATATGCAGGATTCTGATATAATTAAATTAAGTAATTCAATTGATAATTCTATACTAGAAATGCTGAGGTAGTCATGAGTGTAAAAAATGTATTTGATTCAATCAAAGAAAATTCAACAATTATTGATGTCTTTATGGAAAATCAAAAAAGATATATGATGATGCTTTCATTTGCACAAGAAGTATTGCGAGAGGCTTCGTCATTATCTCCACAAGATAGAGAAATTATTGCAGCATATACATCATACTTAAATGGATGTAGATTTTGTTATGGATCGCACCGTGTTTTTGCAGAATCAATAAATGCTGAGATTGAGATTTTAGATGGGGGAATTCAATCAACTCCAAATAGATTGACTGCAATTTTTAATTTAGTAGAACAGTTAAACAAGCATCCAGCAAGTATGACTAAGAAATTGTATGATGAATGCTATGAGGCTGGATTTACACAAGAACAAGTTAAAGATGCAGTTGCAGTTTGCTCTGCTTTTAATTTCTTTAATAGAATTGTTGAAGGTCATGGTGTTCAAGAAAATTCTGAAACATGGATTCCTTCTGCAGAACAGATCAACAAAGTTGGTTATGATCAGAGATATTAAAAAAGTTGTTGTTGTTGGTGGAGGAACTGCTGGTTGTTTAAGTGCACTTTTGTTAAATAAAAGATATCCTAAATTAAAAATAACAATGGTGCGAAGTAAACAAATAGGCGTTCTAGGACCTGGAGAAGGACTAACAACAAATATACATAAAGTTTTTAAAGATCTTAACATTAATGTTGAAGATGTAATTAAGTATACAAATGCAACCATTAAGAATGGTGTTGTTTTTTCTGGATGGAACAAAGAAAACAAATCATGGTTTCATGGATTTAACAATTTTTTTGATGATAATACTTTTTACAATAATGAGAACATCTTTAAACTTTGTAACATAGCAATGCAAGAGCATGGCAATTTAGACTCTATTAACTTAAATGCACAAATATCTTATAAAAATAAAACTCATTCAATTAATAGTAAAAAAGAATATTCATTGCATTTAGATGCAAAATTGCTTGGAGATTTTTTAGAAAATGAAGTAGTTAAAAAAAATATAGAAATTATTGATGCTATTGTTGTTGACACTAAAACAAATAGTAATGACGACATTGTGGAATTATTATTAGATAATGGAACAAGCATTAATCTAGATTTTTTAATTGATGCATCTGGATTTTCTAGATTATTTTTAGGTAAGGTTTATAATGTTGAGTGGATTGACACATCTAATTTTCTTCCAGCAACATCAGCAATTGCCTGTAAACTTCCTTTAGATGGCAAAGAAGTTCCATATACACAAGCAGTTGCAATGGATTATGGTTGGGCATGGAAAGTTGCATTACAAAATAGATATGGTTGTGGATATGTTTATAACAATAAATATATTAATGAAGATGATGCAATAAAAGAAGCCTATGAATTTTTTGGAAAAGATTTAGAAATTATAAAAACTTTTAATTTTACTCCAGGTTATGCAAAAAAAATATTAATAAATAATTGTTTAGGAATAGGACTGGCTACATCATTTTTTGAACCAATGGAAGCCACTGCAATATCGGGAATGATTAATCACTTATATTTATTTTTAGATAAATATTTTTATAAATATATTAATAATACTATTGCTGATAAAGAAATAGATCATTTTAACTATTTAAATGAACGTTATGGACAAGCAATAACAGCCTACCTATATATGCATTATGTTACAAATAAAACTAATACCAATTTTTGGTCAGAATTTTTACTAAAACATCCCATGCCAGAGTATGAATATTATAATATAAAAAGATTTATTGAAGATATGAAAACAAATCAAAACGATTTTTCTTATTTAATGCAACCACCTTCTTGGCAATTATATAGTTGGATATCTTTATATGCTGGAAATAGTTTTAAAGTTTCTAAAGATTCATTTGACAAAAATGAATTGGAAGAGTATACTAAAATAGTAGAACAAATCAATAATGCTGCACAGCAGTATGATGATTTTAAAATAACAACATAAAAAAGGAGAATAATATGAGCGTAGTAAAGGGACTAAAAAACATCAACGCCCTGCTCGACAAACCAAAATACGATGAAAACTCACCAAAGGTGAGATGGCTTAAACTTGCTGATGGACAATCAGTAAAGATTCGCTTTATTGAAGAACTAGACGAGGACTCTGCAAATTATAATGCATCTCGTGGACTCTCTCTAGTTGTCAAAGAGCACGTAAATCCAAAAGATTACAAGCGCAAAGCAGTAGATACTATGGACACAGAAGGTCGTGACTGGGCAGAGGAAATGCACCGTAAAGATCCGAAGGCTGGATGGCGTGGTCGTCTCCGCTTTTACTGTAACGTATTAGTTGATGATGGAATTGAAAAACCATATGTGGCTATTTGGTCTATGGGAATTAGCAAGCAATCATCTTTTAATACTATTCGTGAGTATGCACTTGAGACTGGCAGTATTTCAAATGTTGTATGGAAGATGAAGCGTAATGGTCAGGGTACTGAAACAAATTACACAATGATTCCAGCAGCACCAGATAAGGAACCATTTGATTGGACTGGTATTGAGCCTTTCCAACTAGAACTTGCACTTCGCAAAGTTCCTTATGCAGAGCAAGAAGCCTTTTATCTAGGCTTTGACTCACCATCAACTACTTCATCAACCAACACAGATTGGTAGTATGAACTACGCAGGATTGCACGTACATACTCATTATTCCTTATTCGATGGAATTGCAACTCCAGAAGAATATTTAAGTCGTGCCGTAGATCTTAAAATGCCTGCCTTGGCAATAACAGATCACGGCACACTCTCAGGACATCGTGAGTTTTATCGTACCGCAAAATCCAAAGGCATTAAGCCAATTCTTGGGCTAGAAGGATATATGTGTGCAGATATCTCTGACAAAAGAGATAAGTCTGAAAGAGAAGGTCAACAAGACCTTGTTTATAATCACATTATTCTTCTAGCAAAGAATCAAATTGGTTTAGATAATTTAAATAAAATTAGTGAACTTTCATGGACTGATGGATTTTTTAAGAAACCAAGATTTGATTTTGAAATACTTGAAAAATATCGTGAAGGAATTATTGTAACCTCTGCATGTCCAAGTAGTGTAATTGTAAAAGCATTAGAAGAAAATGAATTTGCTATTGCAAAGAAACATATTAAATGGTTTAAGAATAACTTTGGTAATGATTACTATATTGAAGTAATGCCACATAATACCCCAGAAATAAATAAGTCTTTGATTGAACTTGCAGATGAGTTTGAAGTTAAAGTTGTAGTCACCCCAGACTGTCATCATTCAGATACATCACAAAAAGAGATTCAAGAATTTAAGTTGCTAATGAATACTCATGGCAAAGTTAATAAAGAAGCCACATATGAAAAGTCTAAAAAGAAAACAAATATGATGGAAAGACTTGACTATCTTTATGGCGAAGATCGCCAAATTACTTTTAATAAATTTGATATACATTTATTGTCATATGATGAGATTAAACTAGCAATGGAAAAACAGGGGATAGATAGACCAGACATATATTCAAATACATTGCTATTATCAGATACAGTAGAAGACTATGATATTCAAGATGGACTTGATCTACTTCCAGTTCAATATAAAAGTCCAGATAATGAATTAGAAAAAATTGCATTTGAGGGACTAGAACTTAAAGGTTTGCAAGATAATAAAGAGTATGTTGACAGACTACATGAAGAGTTAGAAATTATTAAGAATAAAAAGTTTGCACCATATTTTCTAGTTGTTCAAAGTATGATTGCATGGGCTAAAAAAGAAGGCATTATGGTTGGTCCAGGTCGTGGATCATCTGCTGGATCTTTAGTCTGTTTCACACTTGGAATTACTGATATTGATCCGATCAAATATGGACTTTTATTCTTTCGATTTATTAATCCAGAACGAAATGATTTTCCAGATATTGATACAGATATTCAAGATACTCGTCGTGAAGAAGTAAAAGATTATTTAGTTAGACAATATAGACACGTTGCTTCTATTGCTACCTTTTTATCATTTAAAGATAAAGGTGTAGTTAGAGATGTTGCTCGTGTATTAGACATACCTCTTTCTGATGTTAATAAAGTATTAAAACTTGTTGATACTTGGGATGAATACTGTTATTCAAAAACAACATTATGGTTTAGAGAAAAATATCCAGAAGTAGAAATTTATGGAGATCAGTTAAGAGGACGTATTCGTGGAACTGGAATTCATGCTGCAGGAGTTGTAACAAGCAAGAATCCAATTTTTAGATATGCACCTTTAGAAACACGATCATCTCCAGGATCTGATGAAAGAATTCCAGTTGTTGGTGTTGATATGGAAGAAGCAGAAAGAATTGGATTGATTAAGATTGATGCACTTGGATTAAAAACTCTTAGCGTTATACAAGATGCCATTGCAGAGATTGAAAAAAATCATTATAAGAAAATTAATTTATTAGAAATTGATTTAGAAGATCCTAAAGTTTATGAAATGATTTCAGAAGGATACACTAAAGGGGTTTTTCAATGTGAGGCTGCACCATATACTAATTTATTAGTTAGAATGGGAGTAAAGAATTTAAACGAACTTGCTGCATCAAATGCTCTTGTTCGCCCAGGCGCAATGAACACTATTGGCAAAGACTATATTGCAAGAAAACATGGTAAACAAAATATTGATTACTTAAATAAAGTTATGAAACCAATTACAGTTGATACATATGGTTGTGTTTTGTATCAAGAACAGGTTATGCAAGCCTGTGTTGAACTTGGTGGAATGACAATGGCAGAAGCAGATAAAGTACGTAAAATTATTGGAAAGAAGAAAGATGCTAAAGAATTTGATCAGTTTAAAGAAAAGTTTGTTAATGGTGCTTCTAAGTACATTAGCCCTAATTCTGCTTTGGATTTATGGCATGACTTTGAAGCGCATGCGGGATATTCGTTCAACAAGTCTCATGCGGTTGCTTACTCTACGGTCTCGTATTGGACCGCTTGGTTAAAGTATTACTATCCTCTTGAATTTATGTTTGCACTTTTAAAAAATGAAAAGGATAAAGATGGAAGAACTGAATATCTTATTGAAGCGAAAAGAATGGGTATTAGCATTAAGTTACCTCACATTAACGATTCGGATATGGATTTTAAAATTGAGGGTAAAGGTATTAGATTTGGTCTTAGTTCTATCAAGTATATATCTGACAAGATTGCAGAAAGATATATTCAAGCACGACCATTTACTTCATACAAACAACTTGAAGAATTTACCTTTACAAAAGGAAATGGAGTAAACAGTAGAGCCTTGCAGTCATTGAGAATTACAGGTGCTGCTACGTTTCCTGATAATCCAAGAAATGATCAAGAGATTAAAGAAAATTTATATGAGTATTTAAATTTGCCAGAATTTAATATGACAGTGCCAACACAGTATCACTCATTCATTCAATCAACAGAAGACTTTGAAGAAAAAGGATCTTTTATTTTAATGGGAATGATCAAATCAATTAAAAGAGGAACTGGCTGGTCTCGTGTTGATGTATTAGATAAAACGGGATCAATTGGAATATTTGATGATGAGAATACTACTATTGAGATTGGTAAAACATATCTACTGTTGGCATCAGATAATAGAATTGTTTCTGCTATTCCAGTTGATGAAATTAAAACTTCGCCAAATGCATTAGTTAGATTTTTAAATTATAAACAATTGCCATTTGCAGAAGAAGAGATGTTTGTGGTATCCTTTAAACCAAGAACAACAAAAACTGGAAAGAAGATGGCATTATTAACATTAGCAGACTCATCAAGAGATTTGCATTCTATAACAGTATTTCCAACATCTTTTGCAAAAGCCTATATGCATATTAAAGAAGGAAATACCTATAAATTTGATTTTGGAAAAACAAAAGATGGAACTATAACCTTGGAGGATGTGCATGTCAGTTAGTGTAGAAGATGTTTTGGCATTGTTAGATCCTAAACTTAGAAAACGTTTAGGCACTGGAGAAGGAATTAATTTTGAATACCAACCTACACCTAGTTATGGTCTTAATAAGGCTTTAGGTGGTGGCTTACCTTACGGCAGACAAGTTCTGATCTGGGGTAGCAAGTCAAGTGCAAAGTCTTCTATGTGTCTACAAATGATTGCTATGGCACAAGCAGAAGGCAAGGTATGTGCATGGATTGACTCTGAGATGTCATACTCAGAAGATTGGGCTATAAAACTTGGGGTAGATCCTAAGAAACTAATCTATTCACAAGCAAGAACTATTAGCGATATGGTAGATGTTGGAGTTGGACTTATTAATGCTGGAGTTGATTTAATTGTCATTGATAGTATTACATCAATGCTTCCTGCTATTTATTTTGAAAAAGATACAGATGATATGAAGGCTTTAGAAAATACAAAACAGATTGGGGCAGAATCTCGTGACTTTAGCAACGCTTGGAAAATGCTTAACTATGCTAATAATAAAGTCAAGCCTACTATGCTTGTTCTTATTTCTCAGTCTCGTAATAATATCAATGCTATGTATACTAGTCAGCAGCCTTCTGGTGGTCAGGCTACTAAGTTTTATTCCTCTTGCGTTATTAAATTATTTTCGTCAGAATCAGACAACCAGGCCATCAAGGGCAAAATTAAAGTAGGGGATAAGTTAATTGAAGAAAAAATTGGTAGAAAGATTAGGTGGGAATTACAGTTCTCCAAAACCTCTCCAGGGTTCCAGTCTGGTGAGTATGATTTTTATTTTAGAGGTGATGATGTTGGTATTGATAAGATAGGTGATCTTGTTGATACAGCAGAACAAATGGGAATGGTAAATAGAACTGGCGCTTGGTATCAACTTGATGATGGTACAAAAGTCCAGGGTAGAGATGCATTTATTGATAGAGTAAGAGAAGACTTAGACTTACAAGAACAATTAAAATTAAAGGTAGAGAATGCTTAACAATTTTTCTACGTATAAAGGAAAGTTTGTTTGTCAAAAATGTAATGAAGAAGTTATTGTTTGTAGATTATGGACAGAGACAAGAGATTTAACTTGGATGTGTAATAAAAAACATATATCAAAAGTTAGTCTTATTCCAAAAGGAAAAAAGGATTATAAAGATGAGTGAGCGATCAGAATCAAAAAGGCTTGGTGCAAAACAGCACAAGAATA